TAGTAACACTTTACCGCAAGGTAATTACAACATTGTGAAAGTGCTTTCATAGTATCCACCTATTGTTAGAAACCATAAACCGAAAGGTAATCACAACGCAATGATTTTATTATCATGTATTGTATTAATTGTTAGTAGTATTATACCGAAAGGTAATCACAACGACGTAAGAACAATATTGACTCGATTCTTAAATGTTAGAAAACTTATACCGCAAGGTAATTACACACATTGAGTTATGTCAAGAATTTCATCAAAAAGATAACTTTATATATTAAATTTACAAAATAATTTGTATAATTGAAATAAATATAGTATATTTGCAAAGTGATTTTTAAATCACATAATAATAACGGTTGAGGAGATTACTCTTAGACCAATTTTTAATTAAATATTTAAAATAAAATGAAGGCTTTAATTATTATGTTCACAGCTTGCGTAGCACTTACTTTTGCTTCATGCGGAAACAATGTTAAGAGTAAGGCTCAGCAAAAAGACTCTGACACAACTGTAGTTGACAGCACTGATAGTGCTTCTACAGATTCAGTTGTTGCGGATTCTATCGTGAAGTAAGTTTTTTTCGACTTATGTTCAATATAGATTTGAACAACATTTAGGCCTTGGTTATTCCAAGGCTTTTTTTGTTTTTATTAACATTTTAATTTTGGTAGTAAAATATTTTGCTTGTATCTTTGCATTATACAAATAGATTAATATAGTATGAGTAAAGTAGAAATTAATTTATCCAAGAAGAATATTCAAGAGATACTTGATGCAAATGGGTATGAGATTAAGACATTATTAGTATATTATAGTCCTTTCAGCGAAGAATATGACTGGGAAGAAAGGAATATATTTGAGGTATATAGAGATTATGGCTTTAAGAAGAATAATATGCCAGAAGAGGCAAAACGTGAAAAACCTTCTTTAGAAGACTTAAAAGAATATGAGTTAGACAACGTTTTGAATAAAATAATCACTAATAAAATTGTTTCTTTATGTTTAAATTAATAGTTTGTACAAATTTGGTTGGTGCTATCGGGAAAGATAATAAATTACTTTACCATATTCCAAATGATATGGATAATTTTAAACGATTCACCGATGGTAACACAGTTATTATGGGGATGAATACTTATTTATCTTTACCAAATCAGAAACCGCTTAAGAATAGGGTCAACATTGTCATTACGCCTAATCCAAAATTATGTACAGAAAAATTTGGAGACACAAGTGTACACTTCGTTAATTCAATTAACGGTGCAATTACTTTAATGCGTCATCTGAATATAAAGAATGAAGACGTATTTGTGATTGGTGGGTCTTACACTTTTCATTCTTTTTTAGATGAGAATCTTATAAGTGAAGCGTATATCACGCTGGTGGAAGATAGAACAAAAGGAGATAGTTATTTATCTCTACATAATTTTTCAGATAGTAAGTGGAAAAAGATTTACGAATCAGGTTTTCAAAGACACCAAGACTTGAAATATAAATTTTTAATATATAAGAATGTTGGCAATGAATAAAGAAGAATTGAAATTTAATTGTAAATCTATATCCAATTTATTCATATCTCAATATTTGGATAAAATCAATAAAAGTGATAAATTTTTATTAGGATTTCATACGGTTGACAATAAAATAAATTACAAAGAAACAACTACTGAAAAATTGTCGAATGATTTATATGATGCTTTTTTAGAAAGTAAGAATAAATATAAAGCAATTGATATTGTAGTTGAAAATAATGGTTTAAAAACGGTTTTAAACAGTATAGATATAAAACAATGAGGCTTTTTGTAATATCTTGCGTAGTTGCAACAACTATTATCTATATACATTTCAGAATAACGCAATATGTTAGTGCAATTGTGTTTAAAAATGAAGAGAGCGGACTGAGTGCCATCTCTAACCTAATATTAGTATTCTTGATGATAATTTCATGGATACTATATCTCTATTATGAATTTTAAAATGAATTATTCCAATAAAATATTAAATCCATTAATCACCAAACTCAATATAAACACAGACGAGGATAACACATTCAAAGAACTTATTTCTTTGACCTATGACAGTCCAAATTATCAGTTATGGGCAGTTAATGCAGTGTATTCAAAATATTGCACTGTAGAGGAAATAAAGAGTATTTTAGCATGGGCAAAGTCACATAAACAGTTGATATGTCAATTAAGTAAGCATACTATTACTGCTTATACATCTCGTTATGCAATTACAATTTTAAAAAAAGAAATAAAGAATATTCAATTAATTGATGATGTTAAAACTTTCATTAATAAATTTAATACAATACAGAGAAATTTACTGAAAGAATATCTCAATTTAGATAGCTATTCAAAATTAAATAATAGTAAAGAAAGAGAGTTAAAGAAGTGGCATAAAATATTTACAAAACTTCAGAAACTACCAGATGACCAATTAATTAACTTTATTTCTACATGTTCTGCACTCCATGATATAACAGCACTATTAGATGCTTTCACATGGTGTATGGACTTAAGCTATAAGTGGAATAAAAAGGATTTTATAGGTTTTGTTACTAAATCAACGTCTAATTCTCCTATTGTGTATAACAACGAGAATATAGTTATATTACATGTAACATCACATAAAGATTGTAATAAATTAGTAGGAAGTGAAGGACGTACCAAATGGTGTTTCAATTGTAATAAAACATGCTGGGAATCGTATGTAAATGATACTAATAGTAAACAATATTTCTTGTTTGATTTTTCAAAGAAAGAAAGTGAAGAAACATCCCATATTGCATTTACAGTTAACGATGAACTCGGACTTACAGAAGCCTATACAACGCACAATTTGAATATTATAGAACGTGGTAATGACTATGTCAATGAAGTTTTCAATGAAAAAGGAATTAATATCAGTGACTTTATAACATTAAAGCATCCTATTGACTATAAATGGGAAGAAAATAGTATCAAGACTATATTGGGAGAAAATGAAAATACCCAAGTAATTGATAATAAGAATAATAGGTTACTTATAAGTTCAAAAAATTACGAAGTATCACAAAGATTAATACAACATACAATTCTATATAAACATTTAATAAAAGAGACACTACATAGAAAGTTATATTTTCTTTATGATTTTAACCTTAAAGAAGATGACCCTAACGCATTAATATGTATTAAAACAACATTATCGTCTAATGGTAAAGAAGAATTTTTGATGGCATTTAATCAATGTTATCTAAAAATAGACGAAGAATATTTAAAAGAAAAACATGTTGAAATTAAAAATATTAGCACTGCTGAATAAATATTATTCAGTGGTGCTTTTTTTATAAAAAAAGTTACTAAAAGTTTGTTAAATCAAATAAATTTATGTATCTTTGCATAGATAAAAAAAGTTTTATGAATAATGATAAAAAGAAATGGTTAGACGAAACATGTAGTTTAACATATAGAGATATATTTAATATCCTTAAAGATTCTTTGGAAGAAGATACTTCTATAGAAGAAGATAAATGTATTGCTAATTCATTTTTATATATAATGAATATATATAAGGAAAATACAGGTAATTTCCCATACTAATTAATAAAAATAAAATAGATAAATGAGTACAAACGGAAGTAAATTCTTTACTGCTATGGTCATTGGTGAGGAACCTGATAAGTTGATGAAGAAATATGATAAATCCTTAAAAGTTGAACCATACATTAAATACAAGTATCTTGATGCAAAAAAGATGCAGAGTGCAACTATTAAATCTATCGAAGCAATTTTGTCAGACCCTAAAAAATTCGGACTTAATCAATTTAATGTTGATATGTTAACCGAAAGAAAAAAGGTTATAAGCAATATGACTTCTTTTGAATACTACCAAAATATCACTGATGGTATGTTTTATGATGAAGATGGTAATGCTATATGCGAAGATAATCCAAATGGTAAATGGGATAATTGCTCGTTAGGTAAAAATTTTGCCATTCCATTATTAACAAAAGACGGTAAGGAAGTATATCAAGCAAGAAATAAAGATATCGATTGGGATAAAATCATTACACGTGACCAGACATTATATAATGCAACATGGGAAATGATTGTTGAAGGAAGAGACCCAGAGACACCAGAAGAAACTACTATCTATCACGCAATGAGTGATAAAAAAGATTATTTCTCAAACTTTAAAAATAAAGAAGATTACGTAAGTTATTCATGTTCTTATTGGAATTATGCTTATGTTGATGAAAATGGTTGGAAAGACGTGGATGACAAGGGAAAAGAACAAGAATGGCTTAGAAACTTTTATAAGACTTTTGTAAAACCCCTTAAACCAGATGACCTTGTTAGTATATACGAATATAGCAGAAGAAATTAACATATATTAATATGAAATTCTTGACGAAATAAAATAAAATAATTATCTTTGCAACATAACTTTTAAAAACATAAAAAATGGAAGATTTAGTTACAAAGCAACTTAGAAAACGTTTCGTCAAGGATTTTAACCTACCTATACAAGTAATACAAGACCCTTACTTTATAGAACGCCTTGAACTATGCGGTGCTATTCAAGATTATAATAATCTTCTTGAATACATCGAGTCCAATTATGGCGGTAGTTATAGAGCATTCTTAGATGCTTATGCACAAATAAGAGACGAAATTGTTACTTCATGTTATAACTCGGAAGCTTTTAAAAAGTTCAACAATAGTGATATTAAAGCCGTGCATCCATTGGTTCCACAACGGAATTTGTATACAGAAGAACAAGATGGAAATAATTTTGTAAGTGTTGATTTAAAGAAAGCAAACTTTCAAGCACTTAAGTATGTTAATTCTGAAATAGTGCTTAATTCTGACACTTATGAAGACTTTATAGGAAAGTTCACTGATAGTGAATATATCAAGAAATCCAAATATACAAGACAAGTTATTTTTGGAAAACTGAATCCAAAAAAGACTATTAGTATAGAGAAACGTATTATTAATGAAATATATAAGACGCTTAACGATAAGTTCAATCTGACAGATTATTTAGAACCATATTCTATGTGTACAGATGAAATTATCTATAAAGTGAAAGATAAAAATAATAATACCTTAACTGATTTACTGTGTGATAAATCTTTAATGATGATGGAACAAATTATTAAAGATACACTTGGTTTTGAAGTACGTATTAATTATTTCACTCTTAAATTACACCAGTTCAAACTTGCTACATCAGAAGCAAAAGTAAATGCGTTCACTAAATTGAATCAGGTAACAAATGAAGTGTCTTATGCGTGTATTCCATCAACTTACTATCCACAGATTTACAAATTAATTAATGGTTTAGATGTAACTAATAATGACCTTGTTTTTTATTATGAACATGAATTGGCAACATTCTTAAATCCATTGGTAAAAGTAAATAATAATAATAATGAAATTTGAAATAAAAGATAAAAAGATAGCAAAAACCATCAACACAATACGTGCACTTATCAAAGGAACCAAATTTGAAGGTGTTACGTATGTTGTGGGTGGATTTGTACGTGATACGTTAATGGGAGAAACGTCTAACGATTTAGATATTGTAGTCAATCTCCCGTCTGGTGGAATAGATTTAGCGAATACTTTAACAGAATTGGATAAAAGTCATAGTGATTCTAATCCTGTTGTATATCCTAAGTATGGCACTGCAAGTTTTCACTTAAAGAATAGTGGAGAATGTTCTGATGTTGTTATTGAAAGTGTGGAAACACGAAAAGAGCAATATCACTCAGATTCACGTAATCCAGAAACGTGTTTTGGGACTTTAGAAGAAGATGCTTTCAGAAGAGACCTTACTATTAATGCATTATATTACAACATCTCAACAGATAAAGTAGAAGATGTTACTGGAAAAGGACTTGATGATTTAAAGAATCATGTTATCAGAACAACAAATGATAATCCCAACATCGTTTTTTATGATGACCCTTTACGTATAATGAGAGTTATTAGATTCGCAAATAGATATGGTTGGAATATAGAAGATAAAACATGGCAATCACTTCAACAAAATGCTTCCAGAATAAAGATTATTTCCAAAGAAAGAATATGTAACGAATTGAATAAGATAATTGCCAACAAAGAGTGTATTGATGGCTTGCGTTATTTAAAAAATAGTGGCATATTATGTTATATTCTGCCAGAAGTGTTCGAACAATGCTTTGTACCAGACATAGAGAATTTTAATAGTATATTTGATAGGATAATAAATATCTGTAATCAATCACCTAATAATTTATATACACGTCTTTCAATATTACTCTCATTTTGTAAGTCAAATAGTGAATGCGAAGATATTTTATCGACACAAAAATATCCTAACGTAGTTATAAAGAACGTAACCAATTCTCTATACGGTAAAACTTTTAGAAAAGAGAATGAAGAATTAGAAATTTCTTTACGTAGATTATATAAGAAATGTGACCAGAATATAGATAATGCATTATGGGTGTATAGAGTTTTTACAGATGAAGAAACTTATAACGAAACGGTAAATACGTGGCTAAAGATAAAAGATAGTGCTAAAATTTATCTTCCGATAGATGGTAATGAAATTTTCTCGTATCGTCAAGATATTACAGGTAATGACAGAAAGTTACTTATAGACTATCTACACGAAGAACAATGTAAGAATCCAGAAATAACAAAAAGAGAATGCATTGATTTAATTAAAAAATATCAGTTACATAAAAAAATCAATTAATATGAATAAATTACTATTGATTGTAGACCCACAATATGATTTCATTAACGGAACATTGCCTGTGGATAACGCTGAACAAAAGATGAATGCTTTGTGTGAATACATTAAGAAACACAATGAATACAAAGCGGTGGTTATTACAGCAGATTGGCACCCAGAGAACCATTGTTCTTTTAAAGTTAATGGTGGAGAGTGGCCTAAACACTGTGTTGCCTATACACATGGTGCAGCTATATATGAACCCATTATTCAAACTCTAAGAGAACTAAATATTGATTATACAGTTCTTACTAAAGGTGTTTTCCTCAACCGAGAAGAATTCTCTATTTTTTCTAACGATAATTCTCGTGAATGGTTGTATAAATTTATTTACGGTGAATACATTAACCAAATAGATATCTGTGGTATTGCAGGGGATGTTTGTGTTTATAATACTTTGTTAGATGGTATTATTGCATATGGAGAAAATAAATTCAATCTCCTTATTGATTATTGCCCGTCTATAGATGGTGGTGAGAAACTTAATAACTTTAACATAAATAAAACTTATGGCAAGGATTGAAATAGAATATGATGAATATGAACGATTAGAAAAAAGTGTGAAAGCACTTCAAGATAAAGTTTATACATTACAGAACGAAATAAATGAGAAAAATAACTTAATTGACAGTTATAAAGAAACTCTTAAGGATATTAAAGAAAGTACACTTATTGATAGAATTTTAAATTGGAAAGATTATTTGAATGATATTAATGAGTTAAACAATTAAAATTAAATAAAAATGATTCAATCAATTTTAGATACAGATTTGTATAAATTCAGTACTTCATACGCTTATTTCCATAAGTTTAATCGGGCGGAAGGAACTTTTAAATTTAATGACAGAAATAAAGAGGATTGGAGAAACTATCCAAACTTTATGGATGAGATGGAATTGCAGGTTGAGAACTTATCCAATATTCGTCTTGCGAATGAAGAAAGAGATTGGTGTGTTGAGAACATTGATTATATTCCAGAGAATTATTGGGAATGGCTAAGTACTTTTCGTTTCAAACCAGAACTTATTAAGATGTGGCTGGATGATGATGGTGTCTTCTAGTGTGAGGTGACGGATAAACTCTATCGTGTGACATTATATGAGATAGCTATTCTTGCCACATATGCAGAAGTGAGAAATAGAGTATTAGGAAATAAGATTAATATGGAGAAAACCATGTTAAAGTTAGAAGATAAGATTTCTTATGCTAATATGAATAATCTATATTTTTCTGAGTTTGGTACACGTAGACGATATAGTTTTAATGTACAAAATGAAGTCGTTAAACGATTAAAAGAGAAGTGTCCTGTATGTGCTGGAACAAGTAATGTATATTTGGCAAAGAAATATCACATGCGTCCTACTGGTACATTCCCTCATGAATGGATGATGTTTCACGCTGCCGTGTATGGATATAAGCGTGCAAACTATATGGGGCTTGAGGACTGGATTGATGTATACGAAGGTAATCTTGGTACGGCGCTAATTGACACATATACTACCGAGTCATTTCTTAGAACCTTAACTCTTCAGCAAGCTTTGCTTTTGCGAGGCTTCCGCCAGGACAGTGGTGATGAGTTTAAGATAGGTAATATGATTATTAAACGTCTACAAGAATTAGGGATTGACCCTAAGACTAAATTACTTATCTTCTCCAACGCTCTTACATTTGAGAAATATAAAGAAATTCATGATTACTTTAATGGACGTATTATGGTATCAGCTGGAATTGGAACGAATTTAACTTGTGATACAGATATCAAAGATTACAAACCAGCAAATATTGTCATGAAATTATCAAAAGCAAGATATAGTAGTAAAGACCCTTGGGAAAAGTGTATCAAAATTAGTGATGATATAGGTAAACATATGGGAGATGCTAAAGAATTTGATAAGGCGATGAGTGATTTACACTTATCAGAATAATTTGGCACGTATATTGTAATAATGAAAGTAAAAAATAGATAAAGTTATGAGATTAGAAGATTTAATTTTTACGAGTCCAAAAACTCTTGAAGATGTATTTAAAAGTGTTTGGGAAATGGATAAAAAGAAAGATTTACATAAAGGTGTAAAGAGTGCTTGTGAAACAGGTTTCGATAAAACCTGTGGAGGCATTGGCTCATTATTGGGTTTGAAGAAAAAGTGGAATGAAGATGATACCACATATTCGTTTGTTGTGGATTATAATCAGGAAACTGAAATTATTAATTATAAGGTGTTTAAGGGCGATTTGTTCGTAAATGTATCGTCAAAAAATGATACAGATAGTTCTTATTACATGCTTTCTATCCCTGAAGATGCACGCAACTCTAAAATTCACAATGAATATAATGAGATTGATAAAACAATGAAGTTTACCGTGGCAAAAGATATGTCTTCAAAGCGTAAACAGGAATATGAAAAGATAATGCAGGATTATCGTCAGAAACTCAAGGAAGTTGAAGGACTCAAGAAGAAGGAAAGTGAGTTGAACGAGTTACGAAAAAAGTTGTCTGAGTTTAATCAAAAGTAATAATATGATTCACCATGTAAATGGAAATTTATTGGAGAGTGATGCGGAAGCCTTGGTTAATACAGTTAACTGTGTTGGCGTTATGGGCAAGGGCATTGCTCTCCAGTTTAAGATTAAATTTCCTAAAAATTTTGAACTTTACAAAGAAGCATGTAGTAAAAACGAAGTAAGTGTCAGTAAAATGTTCATTACAGAGGAAAATGCTACATTATTTACTGACAAGAAAATTATCATCAATTTCCCAACTAAAACGCATTGGAAATATCCTTCTGAATATTCTTATATCACCAACGGTTTGGACGCTTTAAAAAGAGAAATTGTTCAAAGAAAGATTAAATCAATCGCTATTCCTGCACTCGGTTGTACTAATGGCAAATTAGATTACAATAAAGTTCACAAAATGATTCTTGATAAATTACAAGATTTGGAATGCGAAATTTACTTGTACAAACCATTAAATTAAATAAAGTTAAAAAACGGAGCTATAATTTGGTAGTTCCGTTTTTTTGTTGTATCTTTGTAGCATAAATTAATATTAAAATAATAAAGAAATGGAAAAAGAAGAATACATTTTTGAATCAACCATTTTTAATAAAACTAAAAATGAATCAGAAACAGTTAGTACAAGTAGTTTTAAAGAATATTACTATTAATCTTGTCAACTACCCACAGGTTAAAGTCCTGTGGGCTTGAAAAAGCCCAAGTTGATTAGTCTAAGCACTTTGAGTGCTACGTTAGGAGAGAATATATAGTTACCAAGTGGG